ATAACTATATCCGGCAGATCGTTTGGAAAATAAGAATTTGAAAGTTTTAACGTCTCCGCTAAAACCGTGATCGTATCATTCGCGCCTGTTAGTGTAATCGAAACCGGAATAGATGGTGCCGACCTTGTGCGTTCTCCGTTTTTCTCGATTCTTGCAAATACCGCACAATATTGATATGTCGCCGTAAGGGTTAAGAATCCACCTAGAACGGCCTGTGTCAGTGACGTGACGACCGGGAATGATAAAAATCCAACTTCTGAAACTCCCAAGCCGTCATATCTATTTAGTATTCCGTTAGCGATAAATAATTCATTGCCCAAAATTGCATGATCCAGAGCCCCGTTAAAGGCTGGTGGCTCTAATTCAATGGTAATTAAAGCTAGTTTTCCGGCGGTTGCTTCTGTGCTGTTTCTTTGGCGTGGCACGGGTAACCAATACTTTCCATTCCCACTAGTGGCCAGCGTGGGAATGAATCCGGCGTCAAATGCCGCCGTCAGCGCTTCGCCAAATAAAGATCTTGTTATGGTTTGATGGTAAACACTTGGCCCCAAGGTGTGGGGAAATGTCAGCAAATAGTATCCCTTTGCAAACGCCGATGTGCTGCCATTTCTATGTATCATCACATACCAATTAGCCCCGATTGACGATCGAATAAATGGCTTACTAATTATAGCTACATTTCGGCAAAGTGTACCAACCTCTGCGACGGTTGAATGGTTAGATGTTTTGTAACAGTACATCGTAATTGGATATAGCCCATTTGTGTATGTGTAGAGTATTGCCGATCTATTGCTTGTGGAGTCAAAACCTCCTGAAACGGCGGTCACGTTTGCACGGGCTACAATTGTGGCAGGCCCGGCGTAGGTAGTCATATTTGCGTTTAAAGAAATTGTCCTAACGTTGGTGCTTGCAACGGTGTGCCAAGCTGCAGCAAACCTGCCGGAGTCGATTTCCCAGATTGAAATTGATGTATCTGGAGCCTCGGCAACAGATCCAGAATTGGTGGGGGTGAGTGCAACCGCTGGAGTACCACTAGTTAAGGTGGAAAATGTTTTAAATCTAGCTGTTGGTCCTGTGGCATGGTATGCCAAAACTACTGCATTTCCAGATGACACTATTACGTCGTATTTGTCGCTAGCTGCATCGTTAACAACTAACTGAGCCGTCGATAAATTATTGGGGTTTGCCTGATCTATTTCTTGGGCATAAATGTTAGCGCCATTTCTATATAGCAAATAAAATTTTGAATTAAATGCCAGTACCTTAGGAGCCGTACCGGTAGCAGCTCCTAAATTATTCGTCTGTACATTAACAATTGATTCCGATTCAGTATCATATAATGCAAAATCTATACCCGTCCCAACTTCATACCCAATTAAAACAAATTGATTAAGATAGGCAGATGACGACATCCCGAGTGGCCATAAAGCCGATGATATTGATAGCGATCCTGTTCCAATGTCCTTAGTGTGTGAGATTGTTGGTGCAATCGGCCCACGTTCCGCAAATTTTTGAGATGTTTCTGAATACGAATATAAAGTATGTGTGCCTGTAAATGTCTTAGCGCCGGTTGATATAGTTACAAGCTCATTATTAAATTCGATCAGCTTTAGTGAGTCGATGTCATAATTAGCCCCGCCCGTTTTGGCAAGTGCGGTATTAATCGATTCCATTCCGGGACGCTTTGTGATTGCTCCGGTCTTCTCAACATACCCATTTTCTAATAGATGTAACTTGCCGGGGTTCAGAAGCTCCTCGCTCGATTTGGTATCAATTCCCTGGCCTAATATTACGTCAATAACTTGTTTTTGTAGTGCCACTAAAACACCCACAAATATGCATAAACGTTTGTAGATGACTGTAAGGTAATGAAGCGATCATCAAATCCAGTAAATCCATAATTCCATATTCTAGCGTCGGCTGATTGTCTTATTACAACATATCCTATAGGAATCCGGCCAAGTCCGTGCGCCACCTTGTTATCTATTCCCGAAGTCAACAAAACATTTTCGACAACACGCCCGTTTAAAATTTCTATCGAGCTAATGTTATCAAGTATCTCCTCAATAGAGTCCTGTACCGCTGCTAGCTTCTCATCGGTCTTTGCAATTCGTTCAAACTTATTTATCCGCGTATTCTCTGACATTGTGCGGCTTATGGAAAGTAAGTTGAATGTATCGATCTATTCCTGACTCTAACCCTTGTAATCGTTTCCGGTAATCCCATATCTCGTTTGGGCGCAGATTTTAGGATGCGTTTTTTTAACTCTTCCTTTTCTAATAAAAGCGCTCCAACATCTGATTTTTCTTTGTCCAGCGCTTTTATCGCTACACCCACCACGACATATTCGTCCCAACCGGTAACTCCATCGAACGTCGCAACATCGCTCGTTAATTTAGTGGCCACGGGATGATACCAAACTCTATAGGTTCCCGGCGCTGCCTCCGGGGGCTCTAGCAGTATGTTAGATCCTAGCAGTCTATATCTAACGGGAGCATAGTTATAAGCTGAATAATAGGATGATCCAGAAAAATCGTTTCGTTCTTCAAAGTTAAACCGTCTCACGGGTAACGGATCGTTTGGATCGTTATAAAGATCTAGGCCGCGCAGCTTAAAAAAATCAGCCGGGAGCGCTATCGTATTTGATCCACTTCCAACTGTAATATTTGTGGAGCTAACCGCGTAATCTTGAGACGATTCTGTCAGAAGATCGTGCAGCTCATCAATCAGAGTATTAATAAGTTGGTTAAATTCAGTGTCAGAAATAAACGTCGAATAAACCATATCGGCCCGTTCGCGGCTTCTAGTCCTTAATTCCGCTAACGTTACAGTTTTGGCCATCGTTCTTTACTCTTCTTCGGGCTCTTCCTCTGATTCGTCGTCTTCGTAAGATTCGCCGCAAAGCTCGATAAAATTCATTAATGCTGATTTAAATCCTTTTCGGTCGTCATTTTTTAGCGCGTCAAATACTTCATCTGATGCAGCTTCAAGACCGACAGATTCAGATTCATCCTCAGAGCCTTCCAAGGGATCGGCTTTTGATTCCGACCCCTTTTTAGGCATGGCTTCAATAATTAGTGCTGCTATCCCTTTATCTTTCTTCATCTTGCGCCTATGTAGTAGCGTTCTTTAGAACAAGTGTGAAAAATATAGAGATTGCCGCCGCCGTGTCAGTTGCCGTACCAGTATTTCCCGGCGCAGTCTTTAGGACTACCGTCTTAGCACTTGCAACGGATTCAGACACAAGCATTGGTAATAGTGCCCCGGCTGCCGCTTCTAGCTTGACAAGAGCACATCCAATTAGCTCGGGATAAACATCCTGCAACGTGATTGTGTAGGTTCCGGTAGTGGTTTTAGCAACGCTAAAACCCTTACCAGATGTTGAACTTACTGCCGCCGCTGCGCTTAGGTTGATCCTTCCGGTGATGATTTTAGATTCCCTCTGCAAGCTCTGCATCGGGTAAAACATTCTAGCCGCCATAATTTAACCCTTTAAAAATTAAACTTTACAGCGTGATGTTTACATTAAAGCCCGGAGCTCTGCATCCTAGCTGCGCTCTGTAGGCAAATCTAATCTCAACACCATCGGCTGATGCCTGTCTTAACATTTGCATACCGTCTGCGTTAATCACCTTTGGTACTTTTCCAATGGAATATAGTTTCCAGGTGTTCATCTGCAACATAAACGCATTGTTAGCTGGCGCATTCTGATCGGGTACAGCATCGATCGGACCCTTTGGCCCGTTAATTCTGATTCCCTTAAATCCAACTTCACCCATCTTGTATTCAACATACTGCACTTTAGAGCCCAGAGCCTTCTCTAGATCGGCCCACTTTTGATAGGACATAAATACCTTATCAGGCTTTCCGCCCTCTCGCCCTGCTAATGCTGCGGCGTCCAAAAGAACCTCTTCGATCGGATAGCCGGTACCGGTGTATCTCAAGCCAGCTAATCTGGAGTCTATTGTCCTATCTACTCCAAAAAAACTAGTTGATGATGGGGCCGAACTTGGACACCAAGCGCCAAGGCCTGAAAGTTTGATCCTTGCTGGCGATGCGGTGTCCTGGCGATCTCCACGAACAAAGATGTAATCATTCGCGGCTGCTGTAGGTATACCGTTTGTTGCGTCTGTCACGTTATCTCCGAATGTCAAAACGCCAGTAACGCGATTAACTCCGGTTACAATCAAACCGTTAGTGCTAGATCCTTTAGCCCTTAATGTGCCGGAACTTTCTGAGGCAGCCAGATCTAGTTCTTGGCCAACTTCAAAATTCGTGATGTCCTGAATATTTAACAGTGTAATGGTCGTGGTTGATATAGACCCAATTTGGCCAATTCCACCGTAACCCGTTCCGTATTGAGCAATAGCGCAAGATCTAGTTAGAGAGTTCAACGCGCCGTCAATTTCTGTTATCGCAGCGTCCATGAATGCGTTTGAATCACCCTTTGATGCCTCAAGTGTTTCTCCTTCGATGGTGGCTACTGCATAATCGTTAACTCTGGTGAGCGTAAACTGCTCAATACCACTTGCAAGTAGCTGGCCCCTAGTCTGCGCTCTGGTAAACGATGCAGATCGGCCTTGAGGATTACCATAGATAATTGGTACCGGAATGTTGCGCCCACCTGCATTTTCATCTTTTGCAACCATTGCGAAGAATGGGTTATCTGCATACACCATGTTGAAAATACGTTCATCGGTGTAGTGTTCTTTTAAAGCTGCATCAAAAGAGGTCATATCAAGAGACATAGTTTACTCCAAGGTTAAAAAATCTAATCCTTTGGAATCTAATTAAACCTAAGCAGACCCGCTGCTCGTCTAACACTTTCGTCCCTTGGTAACATCTTTATTGACAGAGGCTTAGAACTTGATGGTGCAACATCGTTAGATAACGTGACACTAGGAGATTTTGGCGCTGCCTCCGAGGCTTGCTGTTTTGTTTCTTCCGTTCCTAGTAATCTTTGCGCCTTTTTAAGCTTTTTAAGCTCGGCAACCTGAGATTCATACCAGGCTTCAACCTGTTTGCATGCGTCTCTAGGATGCATCATTTCACCGTGCTTATTATACCAACCTAAAACAACATCTAACACGACACTATCTGCATTATTAGCTGATAATAACTCAAATTCATCTGGGTTTGAGCTAATGACGTCTTTAACTGCGTTTAAATAAGCCGTTTTTGCATTATTTATATAAGTTTCTTGGCGCCGAATCTCAAATTCTTCTTTTTCTTTTGCTTCTCTTTCTAATCTTTGCTCTAAAGTCTCAATTCTTTTATTTGCTAACTCTATTTCCGTTTCTTGTGTTGGTTTTTCGTCGTTAAGTACAAACTTTGCAACCTCTTCAAATGTCAATCCTGCGGCTTTGAGATACTCAATAGGATTTCTTTTAGCATTGTTCTTAACATCCTCAAAAGCCCTGATAGATGCGATCTTATTTTCAACTTGTTCCTTGGCTTTTATTAAAATCTTTTCGCGCTCCTGAACCTGTCGCTCTTTTTTTGCTATTTTGACAGCTTTAGCGCTTAGTGGCTCAACTGGTTGTTCAACAGTTTGTGGAGTTTCTGTGACTGGCTCGACTACGGGATCTACTACGGGATCTACTTTCGGTTCACTAGTTTGTGGCGTCTGGTCTTCAACAATTGTTTCTGGCTGTGCAGGCTCTATCGGATCAGAAGTTGTGATTTTTATTTCATCCATAACTGAAACATACAGCAAAGTGATTATTGTGCAATAGGTAGCAAGTCATTTACTGGTAAAGGCGAAGGTTTCGCTACGAGTCCGGTTTTTTGTTCCATGCCTGAAACTGGCAACGCCATGTTCGTGGATCTTGTTAAGTCCACTTGTGGCTGTGCCGGTGGAGTCAAAAGAGCTTCACATTCCCCAATAAATCGGCGCAACATTTCCAACCGATCCTCTGGTAGTTCCTGGGTATATCCCTTATTGATTGTTGCTTGTGCCAACATGATTCCGGTTCTAAGGTCCATGAAAGGCTCCGGCGCTGTATATGTGCCCGATTCCACTATCTGCTCAATTATAAATTTAATGTTTTCAATTCCTGCGGTCTGAATCGAGATCCAACCCTGTAAATCTGGAAAATCAAGTAAAGACAAGGCAACCTCTTGTGGAATAATCCCTGCCTGAATCAACTCCTGGACGGTTTGTAACTGACCCTCTGGCGTTCGTGGAAGTAAGTTAGTTGGAAATAGTTGCATAATGTAATCATCGGCATCGAGCTCTACGTCCTTCCAGCGTAGAAATTTAAGATCATTTTTCATTTTAACCTTAATTCCTAGATCTTTGTTTGAGTCTGCAAGCGTTCGGGATAGTTCAACAATAATCCTAGATGCATCTAAATGGGCCTGTTGGAAACGTTCGCCAACTAAAGCAAATCTTTCCGTGCCAATGTCTTGGTATTCTCTAAGCGCAACCTTTGAATCTAGTCCGCTTGGCTTTTTAGATGTGGCTGATAGTTGACTGACACCGATTTGATAAAATGCTTTATTATAAAGGTATTATTGGCGGTGTGCCAGTATAGCGCGTGATTCCTGCGATCTCATCCGTTATATGCTGTGACGCAATTTGTGACGAATTTTCGAGATAGACCCTTGGCACGCTAATGACGTCCATAGATTCTTTGATCCGCTGGACGATGTTATTTATTTCGAGCTGTATTCCAACTAAATCCTGCGCGATGCCGTCACCGTACCAACCCACAATCGGCTCGGACCAGCGCAAGATCACAAATGGGAACCAATCTTTGGCATACTCCTCAAGTAATAATGTGCAGGAATCAAGCGTGATGGCGTGTTTTCCGTCTTTTGCCTCGGGCCCACTTGGTAGATGCCAGCTTTCAATAATTTTTATTAGATCGGTTCCAGTCCTATAGATCTTTGTTGTTGGTCTAAATGGGGTGACGGCCCGGATTTCTTTTTCTTTATCTGGAAACATTGCTATTGCTACATCTCTATCAATATAGCGCTTTTGGTGAATTTGGCGCGGCTTTCCAAACGCCGCCTCACAATCATCAACAAGGATCTCATCAGGCAGGACCCTTTCCGCTGTAACGCGCTGTTTCAAAGTGTCGGCATTAAATTTTATTAATCCGGTTCCCCAAATACAGGCATCTCTAAATGCTATTTTGAACAACTCATAAAGTTTTAAATCATAGAATACCCCCTCATTGTAAAGGGTTAAATCTCTAGCCCTGCGCTGTTGGGTAAAGTTTCCATTTTTAGTCAAAAATTGGGCTCTAGTTTTGCCTTTAGAAATCATCGCGCATGCAGTATCGATTACTGGCTTAACAACGTTGAGGCTTATCCTATGCTGCAAATATGAGTAAGCAGTGCCGATTAGAAAATTATCTAGGTCCTTATTTGCATAAAGTTTTGCAAATCTAATGTTATCCAAGTGGCGGTACGCTTGATTTGTCTCGATGTTTTTGGCAATAGAAAAAATTGATCTATATGCGTCTGATTCTTTTTGTTCCCACCATTTCGGATCTATCGCGTCAGATGTTACGTTTGAATTAAGATCAATTGATATCATTTCCATTAATTACCGTCTCCAAATAGTATTTGATCTTCCATTTCTCTAAGTGTTTGTTTTGAAAACGTGGCGCCAGAGCCCCCGGTAGTTTGTTGCTTCGCAATGTCTTGTTTGCCCCTAACAATTTTCAAGTCGCCAATTTCTAACAGATCGATCCCGTGCACGTTAACTATTTCGGCCAATCCATCGATCAGTTTGATTAATTTATCTGCCGCCATTCTGGAAAATCCTTCTCCATCCATCCCCTTACCCTGCTCCTTTGCAATTTTAATTCCTCTTTAGCCCAATACTGATCCATAAATTCATCGGTGTTAGCAGCTGGAGCCCTTTCAGGTTCCCTCGCTAAATAGTGATAACATTCGCGCCAGTTGTAAAGCCCTGAATCTGCTAAGTCGTTTTGACATGTTGGATCTTCTACGCGCCGACCGGCGTCTTCGTCCCAAATTAGATTCTTATATTCAGTGATAAGATCGGGGCATTGATCCGGGATTATTTTGATATTTCCCATTAAAAAATCAGCGTTCATTATTTCTATAATTTCCTCTTTTCCGCGCTTATCTACGGGTATAAATGGGATTCTAAAACGCCGCTGCAGCTCTTTAACGCTCTGTTTGTCGGCCCCGTCAATCACAAACTTTACAAATTTATACCTTGCATTCAATTCATTAGTTAAATGCGCCACGTCGGTTATATCCATCCCGGCCCGTTTCATTGCAAACACAAAGTACATGCATGGATCGGTTTTTGAATATGCTGCAACAGTAAACGCGGTAGGATTATCAAAGCCGAGGTCAACTGATAACGTGTAGTAATATTCATGCTCTAGCGGTAGGGCTTTTATCGCATTTTTTGATTCATCAAATCTATAGACAAGTTTTGCCGCATCAACCACCCACTCGTTACAGTACATTTGTCTGAATCCTGGAGTAATTTCTAGTTTTGGATTTTGTTCAAGCAATAACGCGATCATGTTGGCCATTTTATCACGCATCATCGGATTATCGCGCCATGACCATTTATGTACCGACCATCCGGGTTCCTTTCGTGGATCTAGCTTATCGCGGCCTGTTATGTCGTAAAATAATGTGTTTGTCTTATTGCCGCATGAGCCATTTAGAGCAATTTGCCCATCTAGATCGGCTGTGGCAGGAAGTAACACCTCGTAAACTAGATACCGCTGATCTTGCTTCATGTGCGCAGATTCATCTAGATGAACCTTAGAATACCGTTGGCCTAGCATTTTATCCGCTTCATCCGGGCTAGTATCAGTTCCTAATGTATAAAGTATGCCCCCGTTTGAATAGGTGGCGCAGCAATCTTTAGAATTGAATTGCATGCCTAACTGAAACTTATTATTAAGAGCCTGTAAAACGTCCTTCCACAGGATGCGCTTTGCTATAGTTGTTGTCTTAGTGATGTACAATTGACTAGTTCGCGGCCTGTCAAACGCGTCTAGGATGAAATCGGCTCCTACCGTGTATGATTTTCCGGCTCGGCGATCACACTGCGCGGCCTTTAGTTTCGATTTGTCGTCAATAAATGCCAGTTGTTTGTCAAAAAGTATCGATCTTAGATCTTTTTTTAACTCTTCCCGCCTCGATATCTCCTGAAATAGTACCTTGATCCGGTTCTGATTGTTCTGCTGGCTTGTCATTTTCTATTTGCAATACATCAAATGATCTAACATTGGAAATTGGGACATAGCGCGTCACTATAATAGTAGCTTTTAAATCGAGTTTTTGCACTACTACAAATTGGCGATCCTCTGTTATCGTTATTTTCACACTATTTGGCGCCGCTTGAATAGTCGACACCTCTTTGTCGGGAAATACGATTGATTCGATTAGTCTAAGTTGTTTCAGATTCATTTCCATTGGTTTCTTCCTTTTTTGTAAAATTATATTGTTCTAGGAGTTCTTTCATTATCTCATCTGTTGGTTTTTGCTTAACCTCCTCTGCTGCAATCCCCCCGGCAGCTTTAATCTCTCTTATCACCCTAGCAAGCGTTCCAGTATATGCATTTAGTAGATATGCATGTTCAGATCCCATTAGCTCGTCAGATCCTCTTGATTTATCGTGTAATTTATCTAGTTCATTGTGAATTGCATCAAGCGCAGTAATAAGCGCCGCCCGTTGATTAAACGTTGCGACGCTATTTTCTTCGCTTGGCAAGACCTGTGGACTATTGCTTTCCACTTCCTGGCGCTTTGGTTTTCTGGGCATTTGATAACCTAGTATTTAAATCTTCGACAGTTTCAGCATCTTCTGATGGGGGTAAATCGTTTAACTCCTCTACTGTTTGAAGTCCCATCAGTATGTGTGGGTAGTGTAGCCGTGCCAAAAATGCTGCCGCGCGATAGGCAAGCATTAGATCGGTAAGTGTTTGCCATTTTTTATTACCGGCCCACCATCCTTCGGCTTTTGCCACTGCAATTGTAACTTTTGGGCCGCTTACAAGCTCATTTCTCTTCGAGTCTAGCCCGTACGCAGTGCATCCGTAATCGTCTTTATCTCCCGAATACTCATATCTAACGCCATCTTTAAATATTCCAGTCTGATTAAGTAGCGCAACGGCAAATTTACCCTCAAACGCCGGGCGTCCGTGAACTATATATGTATGTTGCATGACGGTCATTGCTTCTACATTTAGTCTAAGCGATAGTTGCAGCGCAATAAAACAGTTTTGCACCTTGCCTTGATAGTGTTTTGGCACCAAATCCGATTTAGAAAATAAGTTTGCAACGCGTAATAGATGTTCAAATTTCGATGCATCAAATAAGTATGACATTTCAACCGGCACAGCGCCTAGTCTTGTTGTCGGTATTGCGCCTTGCGTAGTTACTGGCAGCTCCATGGCTTGCTGATCTACAACATCTGCTGGATGCTGTACGTCTCCTAGTTGCAACTGTGTTTCTTCCCCACTCATAGATCCTCCTATTATATGTTAAAATCAATCCGTTGAATATCGGTGCTGTATTTCTTGAATTGCTTTGTTTCTAGCGCTTTTTTCCAAATCAATAGAGCTGAATCAATCTCATTAGTTGCTGCAGTATATGCATCTTCTGATAATACATAGCTTGCTACACAATACGGGGGTACTTTTTCAACCGCAATTATAACATGTGATTTAATATTTATTCCGGCCTGTTTAAGTCCGCGTATATAAAATGCGGCCTGTCTAGCATACCCATATCGCTTAATAGATTCTGCAAAACCCCTTGGGCTAGCGTCTGATGTTGATTTGATATCAACGCAGATTTCGAGATCTTTTGATACCAGATCCGGCCTTGCCTTACACGCTACGGCAGTTACTTCATCCGTCCAAAAGATAGATCCCTCTGTAACGGTTTGTGATTCAAGTATCGTTTTTAGTTTTTGGTTTTGTAGAATCTCTTCTCTGAGAGAGACGGCAAGATCGTATTCTTTCGCGGGCAACAAGATCTTTTTATGCTGTAGCGCCTGGATTTCTGATTCTTGCCAAATAGCTTTATCTGCCTTGAATTTTTTACCACAAGACGGCCCCCGCATATATGCGCCATTAAATCTATTCGGTTCTAGTATTGCCGCATGTATTGCCGTGCCTAGTGTTTGGGCTGTTGTAGCTGGTCTGGTATGTTCCATGTAGTACAGAGCATGTGCCGGTGAGCGTAG